CTAGCAATACCAGAATGTAAAAAAATAAATATGGGAGTTTCATTATGAGAGTAATTAAATGGTTTGGAAGATATTTAAAAAGAATTGCATGTGCATTATTAAATATTAAATGCGGTGCAGATTGTAACTGTAAGGCGTAGGGCTATGGCTTTATCAAAACAAAATAAAACTAAAGTTAAGAAAGTAATTAAAGGTTTAAAAAAAGCTGTTAAAGCTCACGCAGGACAAGCAAAGGTTTTAAAGAAAGTAACTGGCATGTCTAAAGGTGGTAGTACTGTAAACAAAGCAGGAAACTACACAAAACCTGGAATGAGAAAAACTTTGTTTAACTCAATTAAATCTGGAGGTAAGGGTGGAAACCCTGGTCAGTGGTCTGCTCGTAAAGCTCAGATGTTAGCTAAACAATACAAAGCCAAGGGTGGAGGCTACAAGACTTGAAAGCTCCTCAAAAATCTCTTAAGAAATGGAGTCAGCAGAAGTGGAGAACTTCTGATGGATCTCCATCTAAAGGTAAGAAGAGGTACTTGCCCGACAAGGCTTGGAAAGCTTTAAGTCCTGGAGAAAAGGCTGCTACTAACAAAGCCAAAGCTGCAGGAAATAAAAAGGGAAAACAGTTTGTTGCCCAACCAAAAGGGGTTGCAAAAAAAGTAAAACCGTATAGAGCTAGTAAAGGCGGTTTAACAAAGAAGAGAAAATAGATGTCATTTCTTACTAGCAGCATACCGTACTTCAAAGCATGGGTACGTAGAGAATACACGAAGAACTTAGAAGAATACCACGGAGAGTTTTTACATTGTATGGTCATAGGTGTAACCACCATGCCAAACAGAACGTTAAGCTTTCAAGTTATTTTTACAGGCTGTGAGTCTGATCAAGATGATAGCCCCAATATACATGGTGGTGCAATGTGGGCAAGGATGCCTCTTACAGCACTCGTGGCAGATACCCCCCTTGAGGATTGGCCTACAGAGTTACCACCATACTTAGCACAACCCTGGGATTGTATGTCTCATACTCACTCAGTATATAAATTAGAAAGAGCTAGTCCTGCTCCTTGGATAGCCAAGGTAGATGGGCAGTTCTACCCTGCAAAGTACTACTTCACTGTTGACTACACAGATAACGAAGTAGCTGATGACCCTGCACAACATAAACAATCTCATGTACTGGAGTTGTTAGATGCAGGTGAATACACAGGTAACATGGTTGCGTTGCCCAATAATAGAGTGAGAGTAACTCACCCTGCTTGGTTTGAGACAGGTCAAGGTGCACCAGACTTTAGACCAAACCAACACATATATAATTCAAAAGAAGACGTAGACTATGTATGGGATACGCAACGAGTATTTAACAATCTATATAGTGAGGAAGAACAATGATGAAGAAAAAGGGTTATGCTAAAGGCGGCATGAAGAAAAAAGGTTACGCAGCAGGAGGGTTAAAAGCTCCTGGCGCAGGTAACACAGGTCTTAAGAAACTACCTACTGAAGTTCGTAACAAAATGGGTTACATGAACAAGGGTGGTATGTCTATGAAGAAAAAAGGTATGGCTAAAGGTGGAGCTAACATGAAGAAGAAAGCTTACGCTAAAGGTGGTAAAGTTGCTATGTACAACGTAGGTGGAATGGTTAAGTCTTCTGGTCCTATGAACACAGGTATAGCTAAACCTAAAAACACTTACAAGTAGGATATAACAATGGCTGTAACATTACGTAAATATTTAAATGATAAACTAAAGGAAAAAGGTTTATCTGTTAAACAAGCTAAAAAGAATGCAGGTAAATATAAAAGTATTGCTGCAGCTAAGAAAGCAGGGTCACTTTACTACACAGATAAAAATGGTAAAGTGATGGCTGCTGTATATGCAGAAGATCTTAAAAAACCTATTAAACCTAAAGCAAGGCCATCAAGCGGTAGCATAAAGGTTGAAGTTCTTGTTGGGTCTATGACAAAATCTGAAGTTGCAGATGCAATATCTAAAGGAAAGAATCCTATGAATCTTGCAAAGGCAGCTAAAAAGAAAAAGGCTACAAAAAATAAAAAAGGTAAACCTATGAATTTTTCTGGTAATTCTAAAGGTGGTATGGCTAAGAAGGGTAAAAAATGAAAATAGAAGATAACAAGGTTGTAGATCAATATGGTGCTGTTCTTGCGGAGTATATCCGTGGAGAATGGCACTCTAAAGATCCTGCTGTTCTTGAATTTGTAAAAGGGGCAGAAGAAGTAAAGGTACGTGCTCGTAATGAAAAGGGTCAACTTGTTGGAGATGATCCTTCTACCCCTGATGTAAATGAAGCTTGGACTACAAAGCTAGTCAAGAAGGTAGCAGATAAATCATAACGGAGTTGCATTTTTATCACTACTATGATATAACTACTTGAATATAACTATCCTCACCCAGTTAGGGCTAACATAAACAGAGGATAGAAAATGTTTAAAAGATTATTCAACAGAATTGTAGAAGCAAGAACAGAGTCAGCTAGACGTAAGATTGCACGTTTGCAACTTTACAGAATGACTGACAGAGAGCTACGAGACTTAGGCATAGGCAGATGTGATATAGAAAGAGTTATACTAACAGGTAAAGCTCTTTGAAAAACACAATCAGTTCTTTAATGATACTAGGAGTACTTTGGGAGGAGGCTCGTGGACCCAGTAACAATTATCGGTGGAGCTACCGTAGCGTTCAATGCTTTGAAGAAAGGCTTCCAGTTCGGAAAAGATCTTCAGGAGATGGGTGGTCAACTAAATCAGTGGGCTAGTAGCATGAGCGATCTATCCTACTTAGAGCAGAAAAACAAGAACCCTCCCTGGTGGAAAGCTATGGGAGGTTCTGTTGAAGCAGAAGCTTTAGAAATATTCACTGCTAAAAAGAAAGCTGAAGCCATGCGAAAAGAGTTAAAAGACTGGATCAGTTTTACATATGGACCATCAGTTTGGGATGAGCTTGTAGCCACTGAGGGCAAGATACGTAAACAAAAAAAAGAGCAAGAGTATCGTAAAGCAGAGATGGTTGAAGCAATAATTACCTGGAGTATATCAGGAGTTATTCTTTTAGTAGGTGCAGGTACTCTAGGTTTTATAATTTATATGGTGGCATAATGGCAAGAAACTTGACAGAAAAACAACAGAGATTCCTTGAGGTTCTTTTTGAAGAAGCAAAAGGAGATCCTGTACAGGCTAAAAAACTAGCAGGATATGCTGATAGTGTGGCTTCTACTTCTGTTGTTAATACCTTGACAGATGAGATAGCAGATGTTACAAAGAAATTTATAGCACAATCCTCAACCAAAGCAGCATATACAATGTTCTCTGTTATGGCAGATCCTACAGATCTGGGTGTAAAAGAAAAGATGTTAGCAGCTAAAGATATTCTAGATCGTGCAGGATTTACCAAAACAGATAGGGTAGAGGTAAAGACATCAGAGCCTTTATTTATTTTACCTGCGAAAGAAGATGAGTAAAAGAGCAACAACAGCAGACCACCCAACCGAAGTAGACTGGCAGATACCACTCAGGGGAGAACTAGGAGAATGGTATCCTGTCATAAGAGTAGGAAGACACGTACCCTTTGGTTATAAACAAGATGAAACAGATCCAGACTTACTGTTACCTATCCCTGAAGAGTTAGAGTTACTAGAAAAAGCTAAACTATTTCTTCAAGAATACAGCGTAAGAAAAGTAGCGATATGGTTATCTAAACAATCTGGTAGAGAAATATCACATGTAGGGTTATACAAACGTGTCAGAATGGAAGAAAAAAGGCGTAGAGCTTCCTCAAACTATAAGCAGTATGCCAAAAAATATAAAGAAGCGGCAAGGAAAAGCCAGAAGATCGAAGAGAAAAGACTTGGTGGTAGAAACACCAGAAGTCTTGACACAGATGAGGGCTACATCAAACTCGAAAGAGGGGAGTGTTGCCCCTTCTGTGGACAAACAAGAGGTAATATTTGAACCTAACCCAGGTCCACAAACTAAGTTTCTAGCATCTACAGAACAAGAGGTACTATACGGAGGAGCAGCAGGTGGTGG